GCTGATCGACGCCGGCCGCGGCGCCCACAGGTTCGGCGTCGCCAGATCGGGGATCAGGTTGGTGAGCGCGGCCATCGCGCCGGGGAAGACGTTCGTCCCGTCGAGCGTGTCCGACACACCCGCGGGGGAAAAGAACATCGGCGTCGACTTGCGGATTGCCATTACCAACCCACAGTTTTTGTGTTTGGCAATCTTGAGTAGGACGTACCGAACCGCCGTGGGTCGAGCTGCACGGTCTTCACGCGCCCGTCGGGGTCGTCCTGCATCGTCAGGTATCTACGCAGGATGACGGCAGCACCTTGCGGGTACTGGTCCTCGTTGCCGCTCAGGTAGGCCGACGCGCGGTCGTCATCGGTGAGCGACATGATCTCGCCAGCGAGGCGGCGGATCAGGTAATTGGTGTTCGGAAACCACGGCACCGTCGTGCTCGTCTCAGGCGTCGTGATGTCCGGCATCTGCCTGAAGTAGCGCACCGTCGCCGGATAGGCGCCGCTCGCCGGATACCAGACATAGAGGTTCGGAGGCGCCACCGACATGTCGACATAGAAGCGCTCGGGGTAGGAGTTCTGCCCTGGCGACTGCACGAACGCATCGAACTCGGCCTGTTCGATGTTGATCATCTTATAGATCGTGCCCGAGATATTGTAGAAGTGGCCGCCCTTCGGCGCGCGCAGGTAGTCCGCCGGCATCGGGTTGGGGCCGCAGCCGGCCGCGTACCCAAGCCCCGTTGCGCTGGTGTTGAAGTTGAAGGTGAAGTTCTGCCGGGTGACAACGAGGTCGTAGGTCTGACACAGCTCCTGAAGGATCGTGTTCAGGAGCTGGCCAGCCTGCGAGGTGTAACCTGGGGCCTTGGCGATCTGCAGGGCGAGGCTAACGATTTGCTGGGCCTGCAGAGAAGCCATGTCTCAGTCGTCCTTCAGTTCGGCCTCGGCCTCGGCGATGCCCTTCTTGATCCGGTCGATGTTCACGCGGCACATCGCCACGTTCTGGATCTTGTTCTCACGCGACGCCGCCTGTGCACCCTTCCACTGAAACTCGCTCTTGCGGCCGGTCGCCTGATGGTCTCGCACCGTGTGCTCTTCAAACTTCACGAGGTCTTTCTCGTGCATCGGCAGTTCCTGCTCAGACTTTTCGAGCAGCAGCCGCATGTCCTTCAGCCTGTACCGGACCTCCTGCCGATCGGCGGCAGTCATCAAACGGTCGAGAACCTCGTTAATCTGCTTCACTGAAGCTGTGATCGGGAGGTAGGTCTGGGTGACGTAAGCCCTTCGGTCGTTGATCTTGCAGTCGATAGAAAACCCGATCGCCGGTTCACCCGGCTCGATCTTATCCTTCATATGCCTCGTTCCTTGCAGGAGTAAGCGTGCGCACAGCGCGCGCTTGACAGGGGTCTGGATTACGCTGCGACGTCGTTCGGGTTGAGCCGGATATTGCTCTGGTTGCGGTACATGTTGCCGTCTTTGCCGTCGATCTCGCGCTGATGCTCCCAGCCGCGATGAATCATCTCGCGCATCGTGTTGTAGACCCGCTCGCCAACGGTGTAGGTGCCGCCGTGCAAGTAGATCTTGGAGTCGAGCATTAGGCGGTCGGAATGCGGCGCGAGGTCGAGCGTGAGCGTGAACTTCTTCTCCCCCTTCATCGGCAACGGACCCTTGATGACGTCAACGTCGTCATCAGTGATGCCCATCTCGCGCGCGGCGATCATGTCCGCCTTCTTGCGGATCGCACGCTCGCGCGCTTCCGCCATGATCTTGGGATCGATGCCGGCTTCATCGAGATGCTGACGGGGTCTTTTGGCCAAGTGCAGGTCTCCTTACGAGTGTGTCCACGCTGCGAGCGCGATCGAGTTTTTAGAAACCAGGATCGGCCAGCCTTGGCTGTCGATCCCGACATAATCGCCAGGGAGAACCTGCAAGATGCCCCGGTTCGGGACATAGAGCAGGTTGCCTTGCGACCACGCGGTGGGCATGCGCGGATGCGCCACGTTCAGATCGTCCTTGACCAGGTTGGCGATCTGCGCGATGTCCGCGGCGAGCGTTGTGGACGCCGCGTCGCTCACGAGCATAGACGTGAGCGAATTGTTCGCGGTAGTGCCAAGAGTCCTAGTTGCCATCAGACTTCCCTATTAGCCGAAGGTGGAGCTGAAGGCCGAGGTGCTCTCGATCCGACCAAAAAATTGTTGGTTTTCTATGATCGTGCCATAAAAAACCTTCCAGCCGATGACCCGCAATTGGTTGAGCGGATCGGACTTGTCCGCCGACATCAGCATGCTGATCTTCACGTCATCGAGCGAGACCTGCCCGTAGGCGCCGCGGCCGATGAAGAAGCTCGGATACACCGTGATGGTCGATGCAGGGGCGGCCGGCGGGGTTTGCGCGGCGCCGATGCCGGTGATCACCACGTTCGTGTTGGGCGGCAGCTGCACCGCCTGACCAGCTTGCGGACCTACGGTCGGACCCGAGACGGAGAGCCCGAGGTTGGCCGGCGAGGAGGTGAGGCCGATGTAGACGCTGTAGGTGAAGCCCGCGGTCGACGGGGTGTGAACCGTGATCGACCCGTTCGGCCCGGTGACCGCCTGCGAGCCCGAGACGGCATAGATCTGGCTCTCGTATTGATTCTGGTTGTCCGAGCCCGTGACGATGACGAAGTAGCTGTTGGTCGCCAAAGCGCCAGCAGTGCCGGGGGTGTAGGTCGTGCCGTTCGCGGCGTTGGTGAACCCTGTGAACGACGGCACCATGTTGGAGAAGCAGAACCGCGCGCCGCCCCACTCGCCAAGCTCGTAGTTGTACAAACGGTTGATGTCGCTGAAAGACCAGGCGGTGACGATCGTCGGGTTCTCGCGCATGTCCTGCACGACCAGGGGGTGCAGGATGCTCACGTAATGCGGCATCGAGCGCGGGTTGCTGGAGGCCTTGGCGCCGCCGGCGTCCGCCTTCAGCTTGGTGTTGGTCATCTCGTCGCCGCTGTAGCGCGGTGCGCCGAGGGTGAAAAGGGCGCCGACGATGCGGTTGACCTCGTGCGGGTTGAGGACGTCGCCGGCCACAAGGGAGGCGCGCGACCCGCGGGTGTTCACGAAGTTGACCTGCGTACCCGCCATCAGATTGTTGAAGACGTTGCGGTCAAGCGTTTCACCGATCTGCAGGCCCAGAAGCTCCTTGGCCTTGCTGACCAGCGGATGCTTAATGGTGAGCTCGGCCACGTCGGTGATCGTGATCTTGTCGCCCCATTGCTGGGCAGTGGCGCTGACCTGACCGATGGTCATGGTCTCGCCGATCGGCGGGACACCTTCCGACAGCGGCGCGTAGGGGAGGGGAACGCGGTTGTAGCGGGTCGCGGTGTAGGTGGTGCCACGCCCCTTGGGGAGGGTCAGCGGATCGCCGAACTGATAGGCCACCAACTGCCGCCGGGCGAGGGGGAGCGTTTCGTCCGCAATATAGGCTTCAATGTCGGCTGAAAAGCCGGAGGCGACGTTTGTGGGCACCGAGTCTCTCCTTCAAGATGCGTGGCCACAAAGCCGCGCTTAAAACGTTATGTTCTCCAGGCGCTTCCTTCGCGCCTCCGCTTCGTTCTGCTCGGTCCGGCCGCCGCGAACGTCACTCTGGCCGGCCGACGGGTTGGTCCTCTGGCGCCGGATCTGCTCCTCGCCCTGCTTCTTCTGCTTCGCCGCGGCCTTGCCGCCGCCCTGAAAGACCTTCTCGCCGATAACAAACTTCAACAGCGCCTCACGATCGACGTTCTGTCCTTGCTTGCGGATGCTGGCGAGACGGGTCTCGACTTCAGCCGCGTACTTCTTGGCCCGCGGATCGGACAACTGCAGGCGCTCGAAAGCTGCCTTGTCATTGGCCTCCTGCGTATTCCACTGCAACTGCTGCAGGTTCTGCTGGAACCCGCTGGTTGCCTTCTGCAGCTTGTAGTCGATGATCTGCTGTGTGCTCCACAGCGCCATCTCGTCGTCAGTGGGCTCTTTCTTCTCGACCACCGCAGCCCTGCGGGACTGCTCGGCCTTGAACTCGTTGAACTCGCGCTCGATCCGGGAAGAGTGCTCGCGAGCCTCACGGGCTTCGTTTGCAAGCTTCTGGAACCTTGATTCGCCGCGGCTCGGCTTTTTAGTCTCAACTACTTCCTCGTCGCCGGCCTCTTCGCCGTCGGCTTGTCCTTCATCTTGTTCGGCGGCATCATCGGCTTCACCGGCGCCTTCTTCATTGTCGCCGTCTTCGAGGTTTTCGATTTCGTCATCGTGCAGGTCCTCGTCATCGATATCGGGCATCGTCTTCTCCTTGAGTGGGCTAACGGCCACCAGTCGGTAGTGCCTTACGGGTCACAAGTCGTGTAGTCCATTACGTGGACTAGTCGTACAAGTACAATAGCTTGTTTATGTAAACTGTCAAACCCTACCCTCAACAGCCCTTGCAGATCGATGGTGGTGCGGGCTCTGCCGGCGGTAACGAGCAGTCAGTCACGCCGCCGACATACCGGCAACCCGCAGGATTGTTATCGTTTAAGGTGAAAGGGACCTATTGCGGCCCCACCTCCGGAGAGCAGGGTCAGCGCGTAAATCAGGCACAGGATCAACACGATCACCCAGACCAGCTGTTCGATGCGGCCGGGGATCGGAACGAATAGCTTGATCGCGTACATCAACAGCCAGATGCACCCGCACACGCAGATGATTCCGATAGCGAGCCACAGGATCGAAATCGCTAAGCCAACCATGACTATCCTCCTCTAGCCTAACGGACTTTGCCGGATTTCATGTACTCGCCGTCGACGTCTGGCTGGACCCAACCGCGCCCCTTGCGGAGGTCGTCCACGCGGCGGTCAAGGGCATCCAAGCGTTCATCCTGACGGGCGATCTCGATGAGCGCTTTGGCGAACTCACCAAGCTGCTGGCTTTGTGCTGCGACAATGTCCTTCAGCGCTGCCATCTCGCCTGTCACCATGTCCAAGCGCCCCGACATCTTGGATATGAACCACAGACCGGCCGCTAAAAGACCGGCGAACTTGATCAAATCGGCGATGTCTATCATCGGGTTGAAAGACATCGACGTTTCCTGTAGCAAAATCAGCTAGTTATAGTCGGATCAACCGGAGGATCGCTAGCCTCGGACTTGGTCATCGCGTCCTCGAAAGCCGCGTCGCACTGCGCATCGAGCGCCTGCAAGGTCACGAGCTGCGCGGCAGTCGTCGCCGGGTTGTTCTGCAGTGCAGCAATGATGTTCTTCACGATCGGGACCATGTCCATAGCCTCTTGGATCAGGGGCGGGATGATCGCGACGAGCGCGTTGATGATGGTCTGGATAGCCGGCGAGCTGGCGCCGACAGCGGGGAGGAGCTGTCCGATCAGGGTCAGCAACAGCGTGATGATTGAAGTCATTGGACAACTCCGGGGATGTTGTACTGCGCAATGACGTCCCGCAGGGTCTGCACCGCAGCCTGCAAGGTGTTGTACAGGCCGGCGGGCCCTAACGCCCCAGGGTTGGCCTTCATAAAGGCCTCAAGGTTGTTTCGTGCCGCGCGGCCCGCGCGCACCGCAGGGGCTAGCTTCTTGCGGACCGCGATGAAGTTCGTGCACGCGGGACTTGATCGATGAGCCGTGCAGAACACGATGTAATTTGTAGCGGTCTGCTCCACCGCGTCGAAGCTGTTTCCGGCAATAATAACCGCGCCTGGCGGTACGGTGGCGCCACTTGCAGCCGTGTAGATGTTCTCCAGATTCTGCGCGAAGGGCGTGGAGCAAGCGCCGAGCAG